GTTATGCTCGTGAGGAAAAGTGTTATCGGAATGAATATCGTGAAGAGTATGTTCCTGGCACGAGTAACTCTCCTGGATATGTAAAGTCATACCGAGAGCGAGTTAAAGTTCCTTGTGAACGTCATCATCACGCTCCGCAAAAACCGCATCAAGAAGACAGTAATTCCTGCATTGAAGGTTCTATTCTTGGAGGTATTGCTGGCGGTGGTCTTGGTGCTGCTGCTTCCCGAGGTGATGGACGCTACTGGGCAATTCCTCTTGGCATCGTAGGTGGTGCCATGGTTGGATGTCAAATTGATGGAGGGTGACCCCCCTAACCTAAATCGACCCTTGATTCCCAGGATCGGCGGAAAATTTTCCCGCCAAATTTTGGGTTTCTAGGGTTTTTTAGTATCCAGACCCGCCAGAAGAACCGCTAGAACCAGAATTGCTATTAGAACTTGAAGAAGTAGTTGTTGTGGTAGTAGTAGATGTAACAACACCAGGGTCTGTTGCTGCTGTAGCCCCTGATGTAGTTGGACCATAGTCAAAACTAGTAACTGGTTCTCCTACATTAGATGTGTTAGTAGTGTATGCTCCAGACCCAACACTGTTTAAGAATAGAGATGAAAGATTTAATGGTGACTTCTTATTGTTGAAGTCATCCAATTCAGCATGAGGTTGATATTCGAGTAAATCGTACATTTCAGAAACCATGAGTTCTACCATGGATGGTTCTGGAAGTAAGATTAGACGCTTTTTCTCGTTTAAAAAGTATTCATGCTCATAATTAGATACTGGATATATTGATTGATTTTCACTTAAAATATCTCCGTTTGGCATAACTGTTCGCCAGGTAGAATTCACTTGAATTCCTTCTTCTACTAAAATCATTCCATTGTATAATACTTCTTGCGTTTCATAGTGATGTACGCCTTCAGCATCGGCATAAACCTCATTAACATAGTCTTGCAAATCTACTTCTAACTTTGGCCATTGTGTGTATATGTCAGTGATATTGTTCACCAACAAAACTACCCAATCCAAATTGACATCATCATATAATCTATACGCTAAAGATGCTGGTGTTTCTCCATCTCTAATAGAATATGCTTCAAAAAGAGTTGTGTATTTGTCTAGGTCTTCTCTTGCCTTTACTCTACGAAAAATATTCTTTACAAGACGATATTTGAAGGATTCGTCTGAAGAGATACCTTCGCCTACGTATACGTTTGGAAAATAAGAAAAGTATGATGCCATTAGAATCCTTTTGCGATGTCTTGTTGAGTAATAAGTTTTAGTTCCGTGAATGTGAGTGACAAATCAATTGCGGGAACCTGTATCATATTTCCATTAATACTTTTAAATGAAGTATATTGACCATCTGGTGTGTAGTTAACACTAATTCCACTGCAGACTGAAGGATGAATTTTAAAGTGCAGTTGATTATTAGATTCTGAGATAGTTCCAGAACCATCTGCTGCCATTCTGGTAAATCTTATATGGAATGAGTCTGGAACTGTTAAAAATCTATTACTGGTTAATTTACTTCCTGTTTCACCCCCAAATAGGGTGCTAAGTGCCTCTCCGCTGCTCTCACCTCCACCTTCACCTGGATTAAACTTCGCTCCTCCGACTTCTGGAGTAGCACCCTGTTTGAAATAGTTAATAATATCTTTGACTCTTTGCGCTTCTGCTTCACTTCTAGAGACCAATTTAAAATTAAAGTTATGGGTTCTAAAAGCCATACTTTGGAAAACTTGCTCTTTAAATGGGTTAAAAACCCTGCCTCTAGTTAATGCCTGAATTGAATTGGCATCAAGACCTCCACCCAGTCCTAATAACTGGTTGAATCCTCCAATTGCTTCTGCTAAAGTATTACTAGCAAATTCTGGAAGTGCTGCTCCTGCTGCATCACTTACCGTTTGAGCAATAGTTTCTACCGAAAGGTCTCCACCCAGAGAAGTTAGTGCAGCAACACCAGCAACTCCAACGTCAATTTGTTTATACTGGGGTTGATATTGGGTTTGTAGACTTTTTGGCATAGCAATATATGCCCTATCACTATCAGTCTTCAGTTGAAGAGTGTTTGTCTCTGGGAATGCCCTACCAAAGTATTTTCTTTGCGAATCTTTGTAATTGATTCTTTGTCTTTGGAACATTACATAGTCAATAGCAGTCGTAGCTCCATCTGCTTCTGGAGCAGTATCTCCGCCCGCAACAGGAGTTGTTAATGGATATACGAAAATATTAGCCAAGATAACACCTAAATACTATGTGACCTCTATGTATTTATGAGATATCAAGGTAAGTACCGACCTTCCTTTCCTAGGAAGTATAAAGGAGACCCGAATAATGTGATTTATAGGTCATCTTGGGAATACAAATTCATGAAATGGTGTGACATTACTCCTTCTGTTGTAGAGTGGGGTAGTGAGGAGATTATCATCCCATATGTTTCTCCTGTTGATGGTAAAAGACATAGATATTTTCCAGATTTTTACGTTAAAATCGGAAACAAAAAATATCTAGTCGAAGTCAAACCATACAAACAAACTAAAGAACCCAAAACACAAAAAAGAAACACAAAACGATATATTAATGAAGTTGTGACATATGCAGTGAACCAAGCAAAGTGGAAAGCAGCAACAGAGTTTTGTATTGATAATGGATGGGAGTTTATGTTAATCACAGAAAAGGAACTCAAAGTCTAATGGCAATTCCAAGACCCGAATCAGCAAGATATAGCTCTTTACAGGAGTTCATGGGATTCTTTAAGAAGGAATCTAATAATCCTTCTTTCACTAATCTTTTTTCTGTGCATTTTGCTACTCCACCCATTCTTCGTCCTGGCGGTACTGGTGTATCATCTGATGTTTTTCAGACGGAAAGGGGTGACTTATCTTTACTCCTAGATTACTACGCAAAGAACGTAAACTTGCCTAGCAAACAAGTAACAACGGGTCAAACAACCAATGTTGGTGCTGGATACAAATATGCATCTGGTACAGCATTTAGTCAGATTTCTATGACTTTCACTATGCCGCGTTCTCAATATACGAGAAACTTTTTTGAACGTTGGACTCAGTTGATGGCACCAGATGCTAATCAGTATACAGATTTTTACTTTAATTATACTTGTCCTGAGGTTTACATTTATAAGTGGGAAAGAGGCGGCGGTGATTATGGTGTATCTGACCCCAAATTATTAAAAGCAATTAGAGAGAATGGAAATAATGCACTTCTTGCAAGAAAGAATAAATTAACTGCTGTATGGGTATTGAAAAATGTTTTCCCATATAATATCGGGTCAGTTCAATTAGACAATGATTCTGCAAAGACTATGGATTTGAATGTTCAATTTTATTATGAAAGATATAGATTCTACACTCAAAGTCAATTTGATGATGCTGGTATTAGAGGAGCAATTACAATTCCTGGCGGTAGTACAGGAGCATCTGCAGCGGTAAATGCTGTACCATCTGGAGGAAATGATAATAATACAACAGAAGAAACTTCTAGAAACCAGACTGCTAGAAATCCAAGAGCACTTCTTGACCAGAGACAAAGAATTGGACCTGGAAACTGACCCTATAAATACAATTACTGAGTTGAATTTTTATGGCATTACCTAAGTTAAATGTACCTAAGTACAAACTGAAATTGCCTTCTGATGGCAGAACTGTAAATTATAGACCATTTCTTGTTAAAGAAGAAAAAATTCTTCTTCTTGCAACTGAAACTGGTGAACAATCTGACATCGTTGTTGCGATTAAAAACATTATCAAAGATTGTACTGACATTAAGGATGTTGAGTCCTTAGCAACTTTTGATATCGAATATGTTTTCTTACAAATTCGTACCAAGTCTGTTGGTGAAAGTGTTGATATTTCAATCACTTGTCCCGACGATAATGAAACTACAGTAGCAGTTTCTATTCCCCTGGACGACATTAAAGTTGTAAAGAATAGAAAGCATAAATCTGAAATTAAATTATCTGATGAAATTATCATCACTATGGGATATCCCAATCTTGAAAGTTTTGTTAGTATGAATTTTGCTGATGAAGGCGAATCTGGAATTGACCAGGTTTTCCAAATGGCAGTTTCTTGTATGAAAACCATTGCAGATGCTGAACAAGTATATGATTGTGCAGATTCTACGAAGCAAGAACTTCTTGAATTCTTGGAGCAATTAAACAGTGCTCAATTTGTTAAAATTCAAGAGTTTTTTGAAACAATGCCTAAGTTGACACATACAGTAAAGGTAACTAATCCCAATACTGGTGTTGAAAGTGAGGTTGTTCTTGAGGGTCTTGCTAGTTTTTTCGCATAGCACTCCTTCACACCAGTCTCCGTTCTTATTATGAAGGAAACTTTGCATTAATGCATCATCATAAATGGAATATCGACCATATCGATAATCTAATGCCTTGGGAAAAGGAAATTTATGTGAGTCTATTAGTTCAATTCCTAAAAGAAGAAGAACGCCGAATGAAGGAGCAACAAGCAAAGAGTGGCTAAACTAAAACCATATAAGTTTGTTAACCCAGGGTTAGGTGGAAAATCGACCCTGGCAGTTGCTGCTGCCAAGAAACAAACTTTGGCACTGAACCGCTTGGGTGCTAGTGTTTATTCGGTTTCAACTGTAATCAAGGATTTAGAAAAAGTCTCAATCCTTCGCACTAAGAACGAAAAAGAACAAGAAATATTAGAGCGCCGCAAATTACGCAGAGAAAGAGATGCTGCGGCAGAAGAAAAGCAAGAGGCAAGTAAAGCAGGCAAATCAAAAATAGATTTGTCTGGAAAATCAAAGAAAATTGCTCAAAAATCTCTTGGATTTTTAGAAAAGTTTTTTGGTCCTATTGGAAGTGTACTCCTTAAGGTCGGAACGTTTCTTATCACAAAAGAAATCTTAGAGTGGGTAGCAGATAAGAAAAATATTAAGAAGTTAACCGAGTTTTTAAGGAAGACTGAATTTGTCTTCAAAAAAATATTTGGTTGGGCTGCTGGATTTACTAAAAATGTTTTAGATGGTATTGCTGGTCTTGCAGACCCCAATGGAGACTTTGCGACTAAATTAGGTGCCATTGGAACTTTGATGAAGGGCATCATTGGGTTGAAATACCTGATGAATCCATTCAGTTTAATTACTGATATTTTAGGTATTCTTGACCTCATTGGAAATAAGAAACCAACAAAACCAGGAGCAGACAAAGGTAAAACAAGAAGTACTAGAAAGGGGTCATCACTATCTCCAGATGGTAAACCAGCATCGAAGGTTAATGTTAATCCTAAGTCTGGATTCACTGGTATTGAAGATACTGGTTTAGATTCTGCTCAGAGAAGACTTGCTGATAAAGTTTCTAAAACTCATGGTGCTAATGCAAGAGCAGCATTTGATAATAGATATAATCAATTAATTAAAGAAGGTGTACCTCCATCTGCGGCAGCAAGACGTGCTAATGCTGATGTTAATAAGTTAATTAAAGCTGGAAAGATTACATCCAGACCAGCATTAGGGTCTCTTTCTACTCAGGCAAACAAGCGAATTGCCCAGGAACTTGCTGAGAAGGGTACACAAGAGGGTGCTGAAGCAGCAGCAAAATTAACTGGTAGTAAGATTTTTGGAAGAGGTGTCGATAAAGCGACACAAAGATTTATTCTAAAACTGATTGGTAAGGGTGGCGTTAAATGGTTGACAAAAACATTTAACCGAATTCCTGTTATTGGTCCATTACTGACATTTGCATTTAACTGGGCAGCAGGTGAACCCTTCCTGAAAGCGGCAGTAAGAGCAGTTGGTGCTGGTATTGGTGAATTGCTTGGCGGATGGGCAGGTGGCGCTATTGGCGCTCTGGGCGGTCCTGCAGCGCCCATTACAGTACCTCTTGGAGGTTTCCTTGGTGCTATGCTCGGCGGTCTTGCTGGTGAGGCATTAGGCGGATTCTTATATGACGCATTCACTGGTAAGGCAGACCTTGGTAAGTCTTTAGGTGCTCTCGGCAAAAAGGCAATGAGTGGACTGAAGAAACTTTGGGAAGAATACATCATGAATGGGGATTTCTGGGCAGGTGCCTGGCAAACCTTCTTGAATGTTGGTGGACAAATCATGCAGAACACTTGGAGTGCCATGCAGTCACTCTGGAGTTTCGCTAGTGGTCAAATGGCAAACTTTGCCGAAATGATAATGAATGCATCTAAACCATGGCGTCAAGCAGTTTGGAATGCATTTGAAAAGTATGTGTTGAATGGTCCTGGTGAAGTTGTCAATTTAATGTTTGATACTTTCTTAGCGGGTGCTAAGGGTGTTGGAAAACTCTTTACTGAGGGTGCTCCCATCATTCTTCAAATTGTCAAACTTGCGTTTGAAGAAGGTATCAAATGGGCAATGAACAAAGTTGGTCAACTTTGGAAGGATATAAGTTCTCTTAATCCTGCAAAAGTACTATCTGCTACAACAGAACTTGTACGATTAATAGGAGCTCCTATAACTTTTGCTGGAGAAATTTTTAATGCTATTGGTAAAGGCGTTAGTAAGAAAGTTGGAGAAGCATTAGCAAAAGCAAAAGAAATTAGTGAAATAATTATTCAACCAATCAAAGAGTTTATTGACCCAGCAGTTGTAGCAGTTCAAAGAACATGGGAAATGGTATCCAACCTGGGCGGTTGGGTTAAGAAAAATGCAATCGACCCTGTTTTTAATCTTATTACTGGTATATGGAATTCTGGTCCAAAAATTTGGGAATGGTTGAATAGACCAAATACATTCCAAGAAGTTACTGGACAAGATGTTCCTGAAGAAGAAATGATGTTTGGTGGTATTGTTAAGGGTATTAGCAATGCTGTCAGTAGTGTTGGAAGCGCGATTGGCGGTGCTCTGAACAGTCCTGTAGGTAAAGTCCTAGGAACAGCAGCATCATTTATTCCTGGCGCTGCTCCTATTATGGCAGGAATAAACACTCTTGCTACTGGTAACCCAATGTCAATGTTGGGTATGATACCTGGTGTTAATTCCGTTCTAAGTGGTCCATTAGGACAGATTGGTTCTCAGTTATTAAATGGTAATTTCTTAGGAGCAGCAACTTCTGGACTTGGAATGATAAGTCCTGCTATTGGTCAACTTGCGGGGTCTATTGTAAGTGGTGGCACAAGTCTACCTAATATTGTTGGTAATGTTGCACAACAATTTGGTGTAGGTGGATTATATAAAGCAATGACAGGTGCCTTTGGTAGCGGATATGAGCAAGGCATTAGAGAACTTGCTGGTCAAGTTGGCGTAGACCCAAGAATTCTTGGTGCTGTAGAAGGTGCTACCAATCAAGCAATGTCTAGTGGCGGATTATCTGCAGAATATGCAATGCAATCAGCATTGGAATTCATTCCTGTTCCTGTTATCATTGAAAAATTAGTACCACTACCTTCTCCTGTTCCCATAAATACTGGAAGTGGTAGTGTAGTTCCTGCTGTCCCTTCAAGCCTAACACAACGTAGTCAATAATGGCAAAAGTTCAGAAAGGTAGCAAAATTAATTTTTACAAGTTTGTTCAGGTAAAGTCGCCTCCTTCTAGTGGCGCATCTGCCAAAACAGAATCGGTTCAACTTGCAAAGTCGATTAATAACAACACCCAGGCAATCAATAATCTTGGTGCAACTGTAAACTCACTTGCTTCCATTCTTAAGGACTTAAAGAAAGTAAGCATTGTTCATTATGAATTAGAAGAAAAAAATAAAAAGAAGTTTAAAGCAGAATATAATAAACCTAAGAAAGGAGGTTCTGGATTTACAGGATTCTTATCCAGTCTTGCATCTGAAGGTGGCGGATTTTTTGAAGGATTGATGAAAATATTGGGTGCCGCATTTAAGGCAGCCATTGTCATGCCAGCTTTAAGATGGATTTCCGACCCTCGAAATAGAAAAAAACTTGAAAATATTATTGGCGGCATTGCTAAAGTTCTTAAGTTTATTGCTGGTTGGGCTGCATTTGGAGTCACTAATACTATTGAAGGATTATACACTCTTTTATCAGATGAATCAAGTCCTTGGGAAAAAGTTGGTGGTCTTGTAAGAGGTCTTACTGGTCTAGGGTCAATACTTCTTGGATTACGTTGGCTAAGAAATCCTACTAGACTTGTTACAGATTTTGGAAATGTTCTGATTTTCCTGTATAATAACCTTGTGAGAGGTAGAAGGGGGCTCTTAGGTAGAGCTGGAGCCCTTGGATTACTTGCAGCTGGTGCTTATGGCGGATATAAAGTCTATAAGTACATGAAAGATGGTGAAAAACCAACTCAAGTAGATGAAGATGATGAACCAGCACCACCAGAGTTTGCAAAAGGTGGTAAAATTGATGGCAAGAATCTTGTTACTCCAGACTTTAAAAGGGGAGGATTAATTAATGGACCACAATCAGGATACCCCGTTTCATTGGATGGAGGACATACCACAGCATTCATCGGGCATGGAACTGAAAAAGTCCTTAGAAAGTCTGATGGGGGAGCTTTCGTCATTCCTCTTAATACTCCTGCAACACAAAGAAACCCCCACTTAACCGCAAAAAGGATGCAAGAAGCATCTTCTATGGGATTTGGTTCTTGGCCTGGTATATTACCGAGGAAGGACCATCAACATATGGCATCTGGTGGTAATTTAGATAGACAAATTTATCTTCACTGGACTGCTGGCGGTTATAACCATAGAGGAGGTCCATATCATGCAACAGTTCAAGGTAGCGGTAAAATCTACAGACACTTAAATTACGACCAACGTACAGGACACACCTATAACAGAAATAGTGGTAATGTCGGTTTATCTGTTGCTGCAATGGGTGGTAGGGCTTGGCGTGATGCTCCTCCTAAAGACGCACAAATTGATGCAATGACGCTCGAAGCAGCAAATATTGCTAAAAAGTGGGGATGGAAACCTAGTGATGTTAATATCAAACGAGTTATGACTCACGCTGAGGCAGGGTCAAACAAAGATGGTAGAAGAATGCATGATAACTATGGTCCTGTAATGTGGGGTGGAAATGGCGAACGTTGGGATTGGTTGCAGTTAAAACAAGGAGATAAACCTGGTACTGGTGGAGATAAACTTCGTCAAAAGATAAAGAAGCATATGGGTGATAAGAACGCTAAAGAAGTTCCAGAAGCAGGCGGTATTACTGCAGCGGATGCATACGGTGGCGGTGATACAGTTGCTGCAAGAATGGATATTCCACTAACACTTTCTGGTACTGCTAAATCGTTAGTTGGTGGTGATGGTAACTTCCTTGCTGAAGTTAATAGAGTTGCAAAAGCAGTTAAAGCACACCCAGCAGACTTGTTAGGTTTGATGGCATCCGAATCTGGATTAGACCCTAAAGCACAGAATAAGAGTGGTGCTACTGGTTTGATTCAGTTTATGCCAGATACTGCTGCTGGATTAGGAACCTCTACTTCTGCACTTAAGGGGATGAGTCGTTCGGAGCAGATGAAGTATGTTGAAAAATTCCTGAAACAGACTTTGAAGGGCGTTCCTCTTGAAAATGGAAAGGTATCTGCAGGTAACTTGTATACTGCTGTTTATCTTCCTGCATTTGCAGCTAAAGGACCTGGTTATATTGTTGCTAAAAAGGGTGGATTTAGTGATAGTTGGGGACATCACCCAGCAGCGTGGTATAGTCACAACTCAGGTCTTGATTTAAATGGTGATGGTGCAATTACTATTGCTGAACTAGGTAAGAGAATTGCTGATAAGAAAAAGGAATTTGGTATTAATGGTGGAACAATGACCATATCTACTAGTGGTAGAGGAGCAGTTTCTCCTCAAGACCATGAAGATGGTTTTAGTCCAGCACCTCGTACATCTACTTTCCTTGGAGGATTTACAGAGAAGAAATTTGAATTTGGTGATAAGAGTATATTTACTTCTGGTGGATTAGATAAAGCAGCTGCTCAAGCTCAAGCATCTAGAACTGGAGGTTCTTCCCCATCTAGAGGAGGTTCTTCCACTCGTGGTGGTGTTTCTCCTTCTTCTGGAGGTGCTTCTAGAGTGAATAGAGCAAATGGTGCTTCTGAATCAGAGTCACAAAAGATTAAAGAAATTTCTGAGCAACGTAATGATGCCCGTAGGCAAATCAATGAAAAGACTAGTGCTATGATTAAAGCTGCTTTAGATGCAGTGGGACAACAAAATGGAATAAATGCTCAAATGGTTATGGCAGCACAGAAACAAATCCAGTCCATTGCTTCTCAAAGTGGTGGTGGAAATCAACCTCAGTTTGTACCAACTGGTATTTCTGGTTCTGGTGTCGGCAGAGCTATTGGAGGTTCTGTCGGTGCTGCAATAGGAGGAACAACAGCAGCAATCCTAAATTCAACAAACAATCCCCTTAAAGGTATATTCAGATGACAATTGTAAGAGATAGTGTAGGTGATATTGAATATACAGTCAATATTTACCGAGACGGAGAAAAGTTAACGAACTCTCAAGGTAAAGATGACCTTAGGGATTATGTTAGGACGATTGAAGTGTATGAAAGTATTACTTCAGCAACTCTTGAAATGCAACTTGTTATTTCTGATTCTGGTGGTTTGATTGGTACTCTTACTGGTTCTGAGTTATTCAGAATTCAACTAATTGGAACTGTATATGATAGAACTTATTATATGAGGTCTTACAATATTCAATCTCGCTCTAGAGTTAATCAGACCAGTGACATGTACATTGTCAATTTGGTCTCCGATGAGTTTATTAAAAATGAAGTAATTAATATTTTTGGTAACACTGAGGTTATTTTTAAAGGCAAGACTGAGACTTCTGAAATTGTCCAGAAAATTTTGAAGGGTGGAGCAACTGCTGGTGATAGCAGACAATATCTTGGCACAAAGAAAAAACTTTTCTTAGAAGAAACTTTAAACAATCACACCTTTATTATTCCTAACTGGAGACCATTTGACGCGATATATTGGATGTGTCAACGTTCTGTCCGTAAGTCTCAGAAAGGTGGAACTTTACAGAATGGATTTGCATTTTACGAGAATGCCCTGGGGTATCATTTTAAGTCAATTGATAAAATGATTGACGATATTAACAATCAAACTGGAGACAAGACAAATCCAAATACAGGTAAAGTCAGACTTTACAGTTATAGTCAATCTCCAAAAAATGTTGGAAATGGTAGTGAAGACCAATTTAGAATTAGTAAAGTTGTTTTCCCCGAAGAGAAAAACTTCTTGATGGGACTGAGACATGGTTCTTGGTCTGGATATAGTATTGGATTTGACCCCAACACCATATCAAACTCTAGATATGGTGAAAGTACCGATATGTCAGTCGATGCTCATAGATACTCTATTTCTGAAGAATGGAAGAAAATGTCTCACCTTAAGGGAGGGAGGAATACAAATCCAATTTCAAACATGGACAAAGGAATTCAAGCATTGATTGGATACCCAAAGAGAGTTAGATATACAGTTCTACCAAATCAAATCTTTGACCCTAAAAATCAAGACAACCCTCAGAAGAATTATGAGCAATTAGTAGAACTTCAGGCATATCAATGGATGCGTTTTGAATCTTTGAAGTCTACAAAATTACAAATTGAAATCCCAGGAAACTTAGATGTGTATGTTGGTTCTGGAATTGATATAACTATTCCTGGAACCTTCAAAGAGGGTGATAAACCAAAAATTGACCCAAGATTTAGTGGCAGGTATTTAATTGCTAGCTTGACACATAAAATTTTGGGTACTACAATGAATACGGAACTCTTACTAATGAAAGATTCCATCATATAATAAATACTTAATGTAACAGGAGGTACTAATGGACAGTATCGAACAACATATTGAAAAGGATAAGAATATCCTTCAAGACCCTACTATTTCTCCTCAGCAGCGTAGACACATTGAGGGAGAACTGCAAGAATTGGAAGCGTATCACGAAAAACATCCTGAAGACCATCACGACCCCAATGCACTTGAATTGTATTGTGACGCAAACCCCTCTGAGCCTGAATGTTTAGTTTATGACGATTGAAGATTATATTATTGGTCATTGGTCTAACAGAGCACAAGCACAATCGAATCCAACTACCTTTGCTTCCGTAGAAATTATATGGAAAGCAATTGATGGTGGATTTGAATCTATGAACTTTAAAAGGTCTAGAGGACCAGAAGACCCCTACAGAAAGAAAAGGCATAAGTTAGAGTATATTTCTGACACTCAGGTGATTATGCAAAACTATCATCTGGACTGGACAAGACACGAAGAATGTGATATGATACTTACGTTCGATGGTCAGGCATGGCACGGCAAGTTGCTTGGCAACGAATGTAGAGGTTATAGGGGTAATCGAGTCGTATCCGAAATCCATCTCTATGGAGATAAACTACATAGTATGG